GATTGATAGAATATATCCATGCTGACCCCGGATTCGCCCACATGGAGTTTTGGGTGATGTTAGATTCCATGAAAGTTAATATTACATGAGAGAGAGAGAGGGTATTACGAGAGAGAGATGACATCAAATTCAATAAAATTGAAATGGAATCTAATATCACCCAAAATTCAAATAATAATAATGAGATAGAATTTGGGGTGAGTGTAGATTTAGCATGGAGATAAAAATTAATATCACATAGGTTAAAGGGAAATAAAAATTAAAATTTAGAATTTGGAATCACTTAGGATTCTTAGAAATAAAATTTTAAATTACTTAAGATTCTTAGAAATAAAATTTTAAATCACTTAAGATTCTTAGAAATAAAATTTAAAATCACATTGGATTATTTGAATTTGATTTTTATTAGCATTTTTAAATTCTTGGGGTTGGAATTTTATATCATCAGGAATTTTTTTTGATTGGAAGGGTTTTTATTTTAAATAGAAATATTTTTATTTTATTTATTTTCTAAATATAATATATAGATGAATTTAAATATTGAAAATACAAAATTTGACATTTACATCAAAAGCAATGATGATGAAGCATTTTATGTTGCTGAAAAATTAAGTAAATATTTTCCATGTCATGACAAAAATATTTTTAATTGTAGTAAAATGACTGAAAAGTCAAGTCAATACACGAAATTAAGAAAATATTTAAATAATAAAGGAGCACCAAAAAGATTTAAATTTCCAATTATTTTTAAGAATGATGTATATTTTGATATAAATGTTTTGCCTAATGATGAATTATTAGTTAATTGTGATGACATTTATAATAATATTGAATATTTAGATGACAGAATATATATAGATGAATAAAAATTATTTAAAAAAAAAATATCTATTATAAGTATATATAATAAATGTTAAATTTACCAGAAGAAAATTGTGTTGAACAAGAAAATGTAATGACAGAAGAAGATAAAAAAAAAGAATTGATAAAAGAGTATAAAAAGAATTATTACAAATATATATATAAGGATGAAAAATATATTTGTAATATTTGCGAATGTGAGATAAAAATGGGGTCAAAATCAAACCATTTAAAATCAAAATTTCATCTTAAAGCAAAACGCTTTAAAAATTTATAATTAATCATATAAAAGAAATATTTTAAAAATCAATAATGTTTTTTAAAATAAAATTATTTTTTGTTTTTTTCAATATCAACAACAATATGTTTTAATGAATAATTAACTTGAATTGAGTTAAGCATTCCATTGTGATGTTGATAGTCATCAATATCAACATTTTTTTTAGTATTTTTGACAATTTTTCTAAATGATTGAGTTAAAACATATGCTTCACCAGTTGTAAATATTTGTTTGAAGAATGCAATTTGATTATTGCTTTTAATATAATTATCTTGCATAGTAATATAAAAATTATAAATTTCTTGTTCAATTTTGCCATTTGTTTTATTATCGCGAATTGTAATTATTTTTTCTTCATATGCATCGCGTTCATTAGTTTTTTTATGTTTTATGATTTTAGTTTTTAAGAATTTTTCGTTAGTTGTTAGAATTAAAGAATTATTATTTAATCCTTTAAATCTAAATTTAGTATCCCATACGCCATTATTTTTCCAAGCATATAACCAACTTTTTTTTTGAATACAATAAAAAATATATTCATCGCCATTGCAATCAGAAAGTTCATCTTCAAAAGAACCAAAAACTTTAGAATCTTTTTCATAAATTTTATGATTTATATAACGTTTATCATATTTTTCAACTTCTTCCCAATGAGGAACAATAATATTTTTATCATTAACCCATTTTTGCCAATCCAAAAAATCAGAATATCTCATTTTAGTTGCATCAGTATCAGTATATAATAATTTTTTTAAACCAATTTTGCTATATGAATATTCATACATATAACGTTTGGCATAATCATAAATTAAAATACCTAAATAAATAGGTCTTTGTTCTTTTTCACACAATTTTTTAGAATCAATTTCATAGGTGACAAATATTTTACCACCAATATCATTAATAAAATTGACGCATTGAGATGTATTTTTAATTTTTTCAAATTCGGAAACAGAATCAATTGCCTTTGTTTTTTGTGTATGCAATCCTTCTATTACCTTTCCCGACAAACTGTTCATTAATAATTTTAATACCTCTCGAAGTGATGCAACATACAACAAAGAATTTTTTTTCTTTAAATCATCTTGATTATTTTTGGCTTGCATAAAGTCTAATAAAAATTTAAACATTTCACATGATTTAATTTTGTTTTCAAAAACAAAACCATTTTTAATAACAACTTTACAACCGTTATTTTTAAGTAATCCAATCATGACATTTGAAATTAAGTAATTTTTTAATTCTTTAGAACTATCCCATTTATTTTCAAATTCTAATTTTTCGGCATAAATATTTGGTAAGTCATTAGCTTTTAAATTTGATTGGTCAATATCACAATAATAAAATCCAATAACATCATCACCCATATAAGTATTAACATTTTTAACACTATCGCCACATGGATAATAACAATTTAAAACACACATTACAAAAGGATATAAACTACATACATCAGTTGATGCAATTTTATCAAATATTTGTAAAATTTTGTTAAATAATTCAACACGTCCAGCAATTTTATATTTTTGTAAATCATTATATTGTTCATAAGATATTTTTGGAAGTTTAATATTATTGTCAGATAAATGATTTTCAAAAACATTATATATTAATGAACCAATTGTTTTAAAATCAGAAATATTATCAGCAAATTTTTCAGTTGGTTGAATTTGTTGAATAGCTATTTGATATTTTTTAAATAAGACAGCAGTTGCTAAAACATCAAATTCATTATATTCTTTTAATTCTTGATTATTTGTAATAAAATCAATTAATTTATCATTTAAATAAAGTTGTTGGGCTTTATTATGGTCAAAAAATATTTTTTTACAACAATTGATTTTGAAACTTTCACAATTATTGCGTAATGAACCAGATAAATGTTTGTTTAAATCAAAAGTATGATGACGTCCATTGATTTTGAAATTTAATAATTGAGTTCCATTATAAAAAATATCATTAATAGAATATTCACAATCCAATGAATTTTTATATTTGAGTAATGCATCTAATAAAATAAAATTATCAAAATTTGAATTATTATATCCGACAAGACAAAAAACATTATCTTGTTGATTTTCAAGAATCCAATTAATAAATTGTTTTGAACAATCAAAACCTAAAAATGTTTTACATGATGATTTTCTAATATTATTTACTTTATTAATATCATTATGTGTGTCAGCATCATATAATTCATAAAGTTCATTTTTAGTTAAAGATAAAATACTGAGTGAATATTCTTTCATACAACTATTTTCTTTAAAATCAATAACAGTTTCATAATCAAAAAATACATATTTGAAATTAGCATCATTTTTAATTTTGATATTATTAGTAATAATATTCTTATATGTAAATATTTTTTTATCACCCATATAAATTGAACTATCAGAACTGATAAAAACATTATTTTTTAATGTTGCAACATTATTTTTGCAAATTTCAAAATGTTTATTAATTTCATCATAAATGATTGTGTGTTGATAATCACATTTGTTATAAATAACGACAATTTTAATATCATCATCATTTAATTTTTTTAATTTTATTTTGGTGATTGATTTTGTTTTTTGATTTTCAATATCTACAACATTATCAAAGTCGCGATTGTAAATATTTTCAAAATCTTTAAATTCAAAAGTATTACCAATAACTCTAATTTTTAAATCATTTACTTTAATAATAGAAATTAAATCATCTAATTTTGATATTTTTTTATTGTTATGTTCAAAACCTAATTTTTTTAAACAATTCCATGCACAATAACCATCTTTTATATCATTATCATCAATTTCAAACATAATTTTGTCAGAATTTCCATAACCTTTTGATGTATCAAAATATTTTAACACGAAAACATTATAAGCAATAGGACTTTCAGCTTCATCATATGCATCTGAACCAGAAACTTTGCCTTTGGAAATATCATCAATTCTTTTTTCAAAATCATTTTTATTTTGTAAATATTCAGCAGTGATTGTAATATATCTAACTTTACCATCTTCTTTATTAACAAGTTTAATATTTGCTTGATTAATAATTTTATTGTGTTTGGCAAGTTCTTTAATTTCATTACTTATTACTGTATAAAAGTCATCAATATTTTTAATATTATTGTAAATATATTTAACAGCATGAAAATAATTTAATGCATCAGTTTTGATTGTATAAAGTTTTGTAATATCTTCGGATTCAACTTTTTTAATTGGTTCATTTTCGTTTTCAAGATTAGCAAGTGTTGCATTTAGTTTATCAGCTATTTTAGCTTTTTTAACAGCTATCATAGCAGCTTTTTTGGCTTTTTCAGCAGCTATTATAGCAGTTGATTTAGCATTTTCAGCAGTTGATTTAGCATTTTCAGCAGCTTTTATGTTAGATGTTTTAGGGTTTTCAGCGGCTATTTCAGCTTTTTCATCAGCTATTATAGCAGCTTTTTTAGCAGCTATTTTAGCTATTTTAGCTTTTTCATCAGCTATTTTAGCTTTTTCAGCAGCTTCTTCAGCAGCTATTTTAGCTATTTTAGCTTTTTCAGCAGCTATTTCATCTTTATTTTGTTGTGTAAGTTTTTGTTTATTTTGTGTCATGATTGATTAGATATATTAAGAATACAAAAAAGTTTTTTTAGATTGGCGGAATAAATAAATTAAATTATATATTTTTTAAATAGATTTATATATTTAAATAATTTTATAACAAAAAAAAATATAAACTATAATTATATATAAATACAATGGATATTGTAGAATCAGCAAGACGCTTGTATAATAGAATTTATTATCATCGTGTAAGAAAGTTAAAACGCAAAGTTAATGTAATAACAGAAAATTTGTGTATTGTAAAAATAGAAACAGGTAAATTTTACGTATATTTATAATTTAAATAATAATGGCTTTATGGAACGATTTGAACGTTTTGCAACAGGATTTGATTGTTTTTCAGGAAAACGCATATTTTTAAATTCTTTGTCAAATTCATCAATCTCATAATTTTTTTTGACAGCGGGAGTTCCTTTTCCCCTAATTTTTTTATTAAGCATTTTTAAAAGCTTAATTCTTCCACCTTTTACTTTAGTGATTTTGAACATATATATAAATATCAATATATTTTTTTTATCCATTTTTCAACAATAATGATATAGTTAAATTTGGGTCATTGATTGTGACAGTATTTAAATTTTGGTCCCTAAATGTAATTATTAACGCAGAATAAGTCCCGGGTTTAATTTTAATCCATTTTTCAAAACGAGGGTCGTAATTTATATTTTCCCCGAAAATACCTTCCACCGCAAATATATCTAAAATATCAGTTGGAAAACCGACATTGTTATTAATCAAATTACAACTAACAACTAATGAATTAACATTTGAACCGAGGGGAATATTTTGTCCCAATATAGAAATAGCAACTGTTCCAGATCCATAAGTTCCAGCGTTAAAACCAGAATAAATTGTAAAATTATTATTTAAAATAACAACTTGCATATTTGTTGTTGAAACAGGATATCCTATCCAATTTGATGGTTGTGTATACCCCAGGGGAAGTGAAATCGGAACGTTATAAAAAAGCATTTGGTTTCGATAATATTGAGAATTTGAATAAATTTGAAAATAATAAACATTTTGTCCAGTTGAATTAATTAAATACATACCATTATTAATAAAATATGTTTCTAAATAATCATTAATATCTTGAATTGTATAAAAACCATCAGGTAAAGTAATATTACGTGTATTACCAAGCCAATCAATAATATTAAACTGTGTATTTTGATATGCAGAAGTTATATTAAACCAACTATATGGGATTTGAATTTGTGAAACACAAATGAGAGCATTTTCTTTAACAACAAAATTACCGGTGATAAATTTATAAGTATATTGTGAATTTGTAGAATTGGAAACATTGGTTGAATTTAAAATAATATTATATGACATTGTATAAATTTGAATTAGAAAAAAATATTATATAGTTGAAATATATACAATCAAATGTCAAATAATTTACCGCCTATAGTTACAATATTTAATGGTATTAATTATAATTCACAATTTTTTAATAATCAAACAAATGGTTTAACTTATGATCAAGGAATCAAATTATTTTTAACGTATCCAAATGCACAAGGCAATGAAATAAGTAATTACAACATGACGATCAATGGCGAATTCAATTCAAATGGGCCAGCAACATTTACAGATGATGTTACATTAAATGGAAATTTAATATTAAATAGTCAAATAACAACAAAAAAAAGAATTTATCAACAATTAAATGCAGCATGGCCATCAGTTAATGGTTATTATGAATTAGCTCAAGATGCTTTTCCATTGCCATCAAAATCAGCAAATGCATATAAAGCAGTATCATCATGGGATTTAAGAACATTGAACACAAGTCAATGGTTTGGAATTTGTTGGTCGCCAGAAAAATTATTATTTGTCGCAACAGCTCAAACAGGAACAACAAACAGAATCGCAACAAGCCAAGATGCAATTACATGGACTATTAGATCATCACCAAATAATACATCAACATATCGTAATGTTGTATGGAGTAATGAAGCAAATATTTTTGTAATTGTCGGCACATCAAATACATCAACTGATTCGATCAGCTATTCAAATGATGCAATAAATTGGAGTTCTTTAACACCCCCAAATACGTCAAATTGGTTCAATATAACTTATTCAAAAGAATTAAATTTATTCGTTGCCGTTTCTGATTTTGCAGTGTCAAATGTTTATATTATGACGTCCAGCGATGGTTTGAATTGGACTAATAGAATAACACCAGGAACAATAACAGCATTAAGGTCAGTTTGTTGGAGTGCAGAATTATCCTTATTTATTGCGGTTGGATCATCGGGAACAGACAGAGTTTATAAATCATTAGACGGAATAAATTGGTCAATAGTTCAAATAGCAAATACACAGGGATGGTATTCAGTCATTTGGTGTAAAGAATTAAATTTATTTGTTGCATGTTCGAATTCAGGATCATCGTCTGATATTATGATATCAAAAGACGGAGATAATTGGATATTGCAATCAACACCATCATCATCAAGTGGATATCGATCAATTTCATGGTCACCGCAATTAGGAATTTTTTGTTGTATTGGTATAGGGACAAATAATAAAATAATTATATCACAAGATGGAATCACTTGGAGTCAAGTTTCAAATTCGAATTATGATTGGCGTAATATTACATGGAGTGCAGAATTAGGGATTTTTTGTTCCGTATCAACATCAGCAGTTTCAAACTCAGTCATGACATCACAATTGCAATACAGGCCAGTATCAAATAATAATTTTTCAAATTCAGTATATAATAATATTGATTCATTGGGTAATTGGTCATTTAAAGTTAAATCATTATTTAGTTCCGATAGTGATATATCTCTTTTGCCATTAACAAATTTGAATATTAATAATAAAAATATTACAAATGCAAACACAATATATTTAAATGACAATTCTATTGCTAATATGTTATTAAAATATGTTGATTCAACAGGTGAATTAGGATTTACAACTACAAAAACAGGAGGAAAATATAATTTTTATTCTTTTGATGGTTCAACAAATATTTCAATAATGGAATTACAACAAACACAAATAATTCCAAAATTAAATATGAATTTTGCAGCAAATATCAATTTAACATTTGCATCCGGTTCAGGATTAATAACACAAGCAACACCAATATCAGGAACAACGACAACAAATACATTTCGTCAATCAAATTTTATCAGCAATTTTGGAGCAGGAACATCAGCAAATCAAACAGCTCAAATGTATGATACATTAACAGGTAGAGGATTAAATTTTATTGTTAATGCCGGTAGCGGTTCATATAATCCCGTTGTAGGATTAAATGATTGTTTAATTACAAATAGATTCAGACCAACAGGTGAAAGCGTTGGAATTTCAATTGCAACTCAAAACAGTGTCGGAAATGGTATCAGAATTTTAAGTCCAAATGACAATCAAGCTCAAATAATTTTAAGGGCAGGTGCATTTAACACAATAGTTTTATCAAATTTTACAACAAATCCAATAAGTGTCAATGATAGAATTTATATGGGAGGTAGCGCAACATCTTTAAGAAGAATTGATAATGTAAGTATTTTAAATTTATATGATACATCAAACGCATCAGGAACTTTTGAATTGTTAGTTGATTCACCAACAACATCAGTTCAATATCGTTCATTAACAAATTCTTATTACCATACATTTTATGTAACAAATTCTTTAAGTTTAATAAATCCAAGATTTACAATTGCAGACGGAAATATTTCAACAATCGGGTGCCCATTTCATGTTAGAACGGCAACAACAACAACAAGACTTGAATTTAATCCGCAATTGGATGCATCAACAGATTTTTTTGGAACAAATTCAAGTTCTTTAAATTCATCAATAAATATAAAATTAAGAAATTCAGCTAATGCTATTATTACAACACAAGTATTTTCCCCAACTTTAATAACTGAAAACGTTCCTACAAACACAACATCTGTATCGCCATCATTAAGTAGTCAAAATGGTTATGTAGGAACGAATGTATATACATCAGGTTCAATAACATCATCAACAACAATAGGGAATTTTTTCTCATATACATTTACAGATGTTGGGACATATTCTGTATCAATAAATAGACATTTATCAAATGCAGACGGTTCTCAAATCACAGTAAATCAATGGTACACCGGATTTAGTGCTACGATTAACACACTTGATTTGCCTTCTTCAGGAACATTATACTCAACATCAACATTAAGACAATATTCATTCACAATCCCAGCATTGACAGATTTACCAACAGGCTCAGGATCTATGATGTTAAGAATAAATGCAGCAAATACAACAATTTATTTCAATGGATTTATCTCTCATACAGCATCAAATTTAGGATTACGTGTTATGATGTCATTTGCAAAAATTTATTAAAATATATAAAATATTAATAAATTGTAAAAAAATATTATGTAATTTCATTGATTATATAATAAAATTTATTCATTCTATATGATATCGATGACCAATAACTTGTTTCACATAAATGATCATTAATAAAATCTGAACTATAATATTCAACAAAATCAATGTCTTTTGATTCGTCAATAAAATATATTATTCTGATTAATTTATAATAATCTTCACGAGACATATAATTTTTAGAAATTAACATCATTGTTAAATATTTTTTTGTATAATCAATGTCAGACGGTTCAATACCAATATCATTAAAACAATCATAATGAATATCTAAATAATTTCTTTTATAATTTTCCAAATCATAAAATTGAACTATATATTTGCAATATAACATTAAATCATTTTTTATTTTGTCATTTTTATCACCTAATAATTTTAATAAATATTTATTAACTTCTTCAAAACTTTCAAAATCATCAATACAAAAATTATCATCATCATCCAATTTTATCATATTATGTATATATGTATATAATATAAAAAAAATAAAATATAATTAAACGTCTTGAACATCTAAATCATTAGGTTGTTGTTGTTGTTCTACTTGTTCAATTATTTCTTCAATTAAACCGTAATGAGATTTTACATAATCAAAAATATAATCGTCAGATACACCCCATAAAGTATAATCTTCATCTTGTAATATTAAAAGTTCTTGTTTTGCAAGTTTTCCATTTTCGTCAAATAGTGAGACAATCAAGTCGCATTTTTGATTTAATACAATATTAACAACTGAAACACTAAATGAACAAATTTCTATGATTGAATTAATTTGTTTTTTTTGAACTATTTTTGACATAATTATAATATAATATATATTTAAATTATATTTTAATGTGATATTTTTTTCAACTATATATTATATAATATATGTGGTATTCAACTTTTGATTCGGTTTTTTGGTTATCTGTTGGTTCAATTGTCATAGGATTTTTAGGTATTGTTATTAAATATTGCCTTAAATCAAAATGTGAAAATGTTAATTGTTGTTGTGGCCTTATATCGGTACGAAGAAATGTTCAATTAGAACACGATGAAGAAATTACAGCTATGGAAATGGGTATTAATAGGGATATTAATAGGAATGCAAATATAGTTCAAACTCAAGAATAATAATTTTGTATATATATTTTATATTACATAAATGATTAAAGATAAAATTACTAATTATTATGATAAACTACCTAAAGAAGACAAACATGTTGATAAATATTTTAAAAATCATATGATAGCGCCAAATTCACGTATTGGATTAATCGGCGGTTCCGGATCTGGAAAGACACAATTTTTATTAAATTTTCTTGAAAGAATTGGGCCAAGATTTTATGAAATTTTTATTTATACAACAGATATTGATGAACCTTTAATGAGACTTTTAAAATCTAAACTTGACAATATTCTCATTACCAATGACATTAATGAAATTCCAAGTTTAAAAGATTTTGTTGATGACAAGCGTGAGAAATTAATGGTGTTTGATGACTTTATTACATTATCAAAAAAAGAACTTAAAAAATTAGATGAGTATGCTGTTGCTGGTCGTAAATATGGATTTACAACTATTTTTATGGTGCAAAATTATACACAAATGGATAAAACAATTTCAAGAAATTTAAATTATATTATCCTTTTTAAACTTACTGATACATATACCATTAATAATATTTTAAAAAATCATAATATTTTTGGTATCAACGCGGAACAACTTAATAATTATTATAAAATTGCTACAAATGAAAAATTTAATTTTTTATTACTTGATTTAAATCCCGAAAATAAAAAAATCGCTTTTAGACATAACTTTTTAGAACTTTTTCCATCACCAAGATAAATTATATTTTTATCAAATTTTTTAATATCTTCTCATTATATTTTGGATTCTTCTTAAATATTTTTACAAACTTTTTATAATCATTCTTATTCGGATTTTTTATTTTATGCATAAATTCTATAAATGCTATACAATAATATCCGCATGCTTCACTATTTATATCTTGTATTTGTTCGTCAGAATAATAATATTCTTTAAAATGATTTTGAACTTCTATAGGGGCGGGCGAACCAAAACTATCCATATAAAATATTTCATCATTCTTTTTTAAAAAACATGTCCAATGTGTTCCATCACCATCATCTGAATTTTGTATGTTGATTATATAAAATCCATTTGATAATTGTTTTGGTAATTTGTCTTTTGAAAATATTCCGTTAATTCTTATTTGTTTATTTTTTAATATATTTTCTATATCATAATTCGATAACTCTTTGTAATTACTCATATATTTATCTATATATATCTATGAGCTTTTTAAAATTATTTTGAAACTATTCCGGTTGAAACATTTATTGTTAATTTTGTATCATAAACACAAAATACAATGATGTCAATTGCTACTAATGAATTATTTTTAAATGATATTGTTACGTTTCTTGGAGTATTTAAATCATCTTCTGTTGAACGAACATTGCATAAATATAATCTATTGTTCAACCAATATTGATATGACCATAAACCTGATTCAACACCGTATTCTGATGAACTTTGTTTATTGAATTTAGAAAGTTGTTCAACGAAGGTTTCGAAGGTATATGATAATGATGTTGAAAATTGGTTTGTTCCACCAACTGCTATTTGGAGATTTGTTAATGAAATTGGATGTCCTCCCATACCCCCACAAGGATCAAATGGACTTGAAAAACCTGAAAAACCAATTTGAGATTTGCTTATTAATGGCATAATTAATATTGCTTTAATATTGGATATGCCCGACTGAATCAATTGCGAAAAGTTCGCCCCTTGACCAATATTTACAAATGTATTATATAACATAGAGTCATAAATTACTTCTTTATTATTATTTGCTGACATATATTCAAGAGCCAATGATGGATTTACTGTGATTTGATTAAAATAATATCTGGATGCAACCATTGCTGATGCGGAACCTGGAGTTGTTGAAAAATTTGATGATCCATTTCCTCCATATCCGACAAAAGTATAATTTGGAGGCCTTGCTACAAATAAGCCACAATTTAATGATGTTACAGTTGCTGCTGGAATTGAATCAGTGCTTGTCAATGAATTTGATATATTATTTATCATTAATGGACATACATCACTAAATGTTGAATATTGAGGATCGAATATCATCTGACCATTTGTAAAACCGCCGCATGAGACAAAACCCGTATTTACATAAATTCTTAAAATTCCGTCGAGTCTTCTCACCATTCCAATATGATTCATTGCATCTACAATATCTTTCATGAATATAATACAATAATCCTTCCAAATTGCAACACCAGAAGATGAAATCTCAAAACTGGGTAAAAATTCTGATTGTGCTGATGTGCTGTTATTAATTGCACTTAAATTTTGACGTGATGCTGTTGATAAAATTTTATTTAATAAAATTTTTCTTTGAATAGCTCCATTTGATAATCCTGAACCTGGCGTTTGTCCTGCGGTAACAGTTGCTGAATTTACTGTTAAATATGGTGTTCCATTTACATAATTATTTGCAATTCCTGGTGTTGAGTAATAATTTGTTGCTGTAGTTTGATAAGTCATTGAATTTGGATTATCTAACTCTAAAAGACCTAATGAGGCCCCCATCAAATTCAAGTCGTCATCAGATAATTCAGATGCTAATTTTATATTTGACCATATACCATGAAAAGGTGAAAGTTGTTGAACAACGGAACCATTGATTTGCATGTCTATTTGATGTATCAATGAGGCATTACCATTTTTTATACTTGTTAAATAAAAATCTTTATCTGTTAAATTAACATGGTTATTTGTTGCAAAAGCTTCACATGTTCGAACAATTGGTATGACTAAGAAATGGCTTGCTGTATTAGTCCATACTGAAGAGTTGAAGATGGACGACAAATCGTGTTGAATAAGCGTCAAGCTGGAATTTTGGTAAATACCAGAATTGATATCGTTGATATAATTGTATTGATAATTTGAATATGGATTTTCATTCATAATGTCTTGAGGAGTGTTTGTTTTTATCCATTCATACGCATCAGTTAAAGGCATTTTTATTTGTTATATACATATGATTTATATAAAACATCAAAAATTTCAACTTTTTTTCAATATTTAAATTATTGAAATATTGTTATACAAATAAAATATATTTGTAATATATATATAATACAATGTCAATACAAGATAATTTGGATACTTTCATCAAAAATTTAAATTATAAAATACAAGTTGATAATATTGGTTTGAATAGTTGGGGTGAATTAAAACCAAGATTACCAAATAAAAATTTCATTAGACCTTCACCAAAATCATTATTACAAAACCATGCTGATGAAATAAATAAAGCAAATGCAAGAGCCGAAGAAATTAATAATTATTTAGAAAAAGAAAAACAACCTGTAATAATAAATGGTAAAGCATATAAGTATAATCAAGTTCCCGAGCCAACATTAAATGACACAACATATTTAAAAAATGATCTTCAACAGTATGAAGGTTTAAATGATACAAATAATAAAAAAATTATTGTTCTCAAACAAAAATTAGAATATGAAAGAAAAACTTCTCAAGATTTACTTAATGAAATGAATATGATTAAATCTGACCTAAATGTTTTATACAATATTAACGATTTTTTGTCATTTTATAAAAATTTAATGTCTGACACTTTTATAGAAAATAATTTTTCATATGATGTTTTAAAAAATGAACTTTATAAAATTCCAAAAATTAAAAATATTGACGAACCAAATTTTAGACCTGGAAAAAATCAAGAATTTAAAATTTTTGCAAAAAAAATTAATTATATTAAAACTCAATTAAAAAAAGAATATGATGAAATGAAAAAAATATATGACGATTATATTGCAAATATGCAAAAAATTGAAAATAATATAAATAAAAATTTTTTAAAAAATGAAAAAATTCAAAATTATATTTCTGATATCAAAAATGAAATTGTTAAATTTGACAATGAAAATTCAAAAAAAATTAATGATTATGAAAGCCAACTTATCAATTTAAACAATGGACAATTTAACACAAATCAAAATCCTGGTGAATCAAATGAAGATTATTTAAAAAGACTTTCTGATAATGCACAAATACCTTATGATAATTCTACAACAAAAAAATTAGCTGATATTGAAAGAAATAAATTATTTATTAAAAATTTAAAAGAATTATTTGACAATAATCAATATATTGAAAAAATTCTTAATTATTATAGAACATCACCAAACGAAGATTATATTTCAATTTTCAACAAATATTTTAATTTATTTAAAAAAGATTATTTGGAAATTTATGGATTTAATAATAAACAAATTACTGATAACATAAATGATTTTATTGTTATGATTGAAAATTTTTGTCAAGCAAAAGATATCGCTGGAAATCCAAAATTAGAAACACCATTAAATACTATTACAAATCAAAAAAATGAAATTGTAAAATTATCTTCATTTGACAATTCTTTATCTTTTAATGAAGAAACTAAAAGTGATCATGAATATAATAATACCAATCAAATCATGGATGATACTAATGACAATCAAATCATGGATAATGATAATACTGTTTATGATAAAATTTTTTCATTGCAAACATCATTGCAAGATAATGATACAACATTAAAAATAATAAATGGTGACGGTGATATTATATATTTTAAATATATTGATAAACCATTAAAAAAATATGCTGACCAAAATTTAAATATAGTTTCTACATCCAAAGTTGCTTTGAGTAATAAAGGACCACCAATTTTATTTTTTTCAGATTCTGGTGATGAAGGTTCTTTTTTTGAAGCAAGATATACAATTAAATCTAAGTATTCTTTTTATAAAATATTAAAAAAATTTTTTAAATTGACGGACAGTGAAATGAAAAAATATTTTAAAATGAATACAACAAAAATCAAACCTTTAAATGTATTTGATATTAAAAATATTTGGCATTTGAAACCAACACCATATGATGAAAAAATACCTCCCATCCTTCGTCTTGAAAATATGGGAAATTCTAAGAGAAATCCTCTTCTTGGAATGGGAATTAAAACCAATAATGAAATTCCTGAATTAATTCATTTTGGTAAATATTACATTTTATTAAAAAAATTAATTACAAAAAATATTTTATCATTACAAAAAAGTAATCGTCAAAAAGTTCCCGGATTCCAAAATAAACATATTTCAGATGCTTTCATTGATATTATTATTAAAATTTTATCATCTCAAAAAATTGCTATGGATGATTTAGAAAGTCTTAAATCTGGTGAAAAAGAATTATTAGATAAATTATTACATGCTTGTGAATTAAATAAATTTGTCAAAACTGGTTCTGGTGTTGATACTTTAAATAAAGCTAAAGAACAATTAGCTTTAATTGAAGGACAAATCCAAGCTGGTAATAATAACCCAATATTAAAAAAAGAATTATATGATGCATTATTTAAATTAGTTCATTTTGGTGCTATATCAGAACGTCAAGCGCGTTCCCATTATAAAACTATTGTGCAAGATTTTTTTAATTAATTATTGAAAAAACCGCATTTTTATTTATATATATTTATATTATATTAATATGTATAAACCTGTTAAAATTGGAAAAATTTCTGACCATCAATATTCAAGATTAATCAAAGGAAATGGTGTCAGAGTCAATCATGGTCAAGACAATGTTTTATATTTAAATGATAGACAAATTAAACATTTAAATAAAGCTTTCACTAAAGGTAAAGGTGCAACAATTTATTTTGACCCATATCAATCTGATTATCATAGTCAAATGAAAGGTTCTGGAATTAAAAGTGATTTCAGAAGTGTTGGTAAAGCTTTTAAAAAAACATTTAATAAAAATTTAGGAAGAGATATTGCCGATGTTGGTAAAATTGTAGGTAAGCATGTCATTGAACAAGGTTTGCCTGTCATTGGAACTGTAGCATCAATGGCTTTGGGGGACCCAACTGGTATGTCTGGTAATGCATTGGGAAATATAGCTGGTCAATATGCATCTGATGCATATAGTAAAAAAACTGGTGCTGGATTATTTAAAATATTGCATAATAAAGCTGGTATTAAAAATCCAAAACGTAAATTAATAAATGGTTTAAAAGACACCGCTCGTGCAACTGCAAATATTGCATCTCAAGTTGTAGGACAAGCAGTAGGTGCTTATACTGGAAATCCGGAACTTGCTCAAAAATTTTCAGAAATTGCTAATCAAAGTGCTCAAACTGCAATTAATTCTAATTTAAAAAAAGGATTACAACACGCTAAAAATTTATCAAAAGGTGAAGCTCAACGTTTTGCAATTGAAGCGGTTGATGATATTGTTGATAGAAATTTAAGCGGTAATGAAAAAAGAATGGCCGAAACCTTTCTTGCTGGTAAATATCCTCATGCATCAGACTTAGTTTATGATATGGCTCAAATGTATTCCGGAAATGATTATCGTGGTTCTGGAATTAAAAAACGTCGTGGAAGACCAAGAAAAGGCGGTGCATTATACCCTGCTGGTTATAGGGGTGGTGCTTTAGGACCTGCATAAAAACCCTTCCAATCAAAAAAAATTCCTGATGATATAAAATTCCAACCCCAAGAATTTAAAAATGCTAATAAAAATCAAATTCAAATAATCCAATGTGATTTTAAATTTTATTTCTAAGAATCTTAAGTGATTTAAAATTTTATTTCTAAGAATCTTAAGTAATTTAAAATTTTATTTCTAAGAATCCTAAGTGATTCCAAATTCTAAATTTTAATTTTTATTTCCCTTTAACCTATGTGATATTAATTTTTATCTCCATGCTAAATCTACACTCACCCCAAATTCTATCTCATTATTATTATTTGAATTTTGGGTGATATTAGATTCCATTTCAATTTTATTGAATTTGATGTCATCTCTCTCTCGTAATACCCTCTCTCTCTCTCATGTAATATTAACTTTCATGGAATCTAACATCACCCAAAACTCCATGTGGGCGAATCCGGGGTCAGCATGGATATATTCTATCAATC